ATTATAGAAAAGTTCAATTAGATGCTAATGGAGAATTAATTAGCAGTGCTGTTAGATTAACAAAAGAACAACGTGAAACAATACGTTTAGCAGATTTATTAAATCAAAAAGAACGTCAAAGAATAGCTGCCATGGATGCTCCAGGCAAGGCAATGACGGATTTAGCCGGCAAAGTAAATAGTGTCGACGGAATTATGGGTGTCTTTAATGAAAAGATATTATCATTAACCAGTTCAAGTGCAGGCGCAACAACAGGTTTTATTGCTGTTAAGGCAGTATTAGGTGGATGAGCAGATGCTACTGCTGTGATGACCAAATCACTATATAAAGGTGAACGTGGTGCAATAGTAGGAGCAAAAGCCGCAACAGCATTGGCTACATCATTATCAACTGCGGCATATACCATTGGTGGTGCAATGATGTTTGTCACTGGGCCATTTGGATTACTTGCAAAAGCAATTGGTGGTGTAATAGCTGTAATTGGATTTTTAACACAGAAGGCGGCAGAGTTTAATGAAGTAGCCGCTGAACAGAACGACACATTATTTAAATCTTTCAACACATTAAGTCAAGCTGGGTTAACTACAGCCGAAGGTCTTAACGGTGTATTTGACCAAATGCAAACATTAGGTATGACTGTTGCAGAGATGGAGAAGTTTAATGCTATATTGAAAACTAACTCCAGAGATTTAAAACTGTTTGGTACAACTGCGGCTGATGGTGCACAGAAATTTGCATCGGTAGCTGGTACTTTGTATAAGAGTGACTTAGGTGAAAAGTTAGAATTACTAGGGGTAACTGCTGACGAACAGCGTGACCATACACTACGCTATATGGCTCAACAAACTCGTATGGGTTTGTCATTAGGTAAAACACAAGAGCAACAAATTCAAGGTGCAAAAGCTTACATTGAAGAATTAGACAGATTAGCAACATTGACTGGAACAAATCGTAAAGAGCAAGAAGAAGCACGTGAAGCAATGCTTAAAATTGAAGATTTACGTGCGGCACAATTTGAAGCTGAACAACGAGGTGATACTAAACGTGCTGAAGAATTAGAAAGATATGCCAAGGCTGCGGCTGCAATTTATAAATTTGATCCACGTGGTGCTAAAGGATTATCTGAATTTGCGGCAGCCGGTGGCCCTACTGGAGCTGACTCATCTGCGGCAATGCTTACTTATGGTAAAGGCATTAATGCTATTAAACAAGGTAAGAGCACTGAAGAAATTATGATGGCAATGTCTGAAAGTGCTAAGGCAATGCTTAAAACCACAAGTACTACAAGACGTATTGGTGGTGATGTAAGTGGATTGTTATCTGGTAAGTTTCCTGAAATGGTTGATTTTGTTAAATCAATGGATGCAGCCAGAGAATTAGTAGGTCAAGGTAAAGCCGCTAATATAAACGAAGCTTTAGATAAGATACAAAAAGACAAAGAAGCTGGATTAGATAAAGATACTAAAAATAACGTTGAAGCAGGAAGAAAACAACAAGCTGCCGCAATGACAATGGACAGTGTTGTTAAAACTTTTAATATATCTGCTAAAATCAACAATGAAGCAAGTGAGCTATTTAAAAACGCCGTTGATAAGTTTGCAAACACAGTTAATGCTAGACCAGTAGTTGGTGGAACTCCTCAAACTAGTGGTGGCGGTGCACCGGTTTCTCCTAACAACAATACACCGGTAACATCTACACAACAAGCGGCTCAAACTCGTATAACCACACAACAAGCAGTTGAATCAGCACAAGCAACAAGAGAAAAATTAGAAAAAGAAAAAGGTCGAGGTGCAGACGATACAAAAGAAGCACGTATTGCTGAAATGAGAGCACGTGAAGCAGCCGAACGTGCTAGGAGAGAAGAAGAAACAGCCATCCGTAATAAAGCACGTGGGATAACACCACCTACGGGTGCTAAAGAGAAACATTCGGCTGCATCATTGAAAAAAATGGGATTACCTCTGAAAGAAGGAGATGTACACGCTGACGGTAAGGAACTTGATACAAGATTAATTGATATAGCAAAGAAAGCAAAAGATACTATACCTGGATTCAGTATTATTACAGCATTCAATGATAATTTTCATAACGAACCAGGAAGAAGAAAAAGCTTACACACAGAAGGTAAAGCATTTGATTTTAAATTAAACTATAAACCAACTGTTGAACAAGGCAAAGAAGTTACTAAAATGCTCAAAGATATGGGTGCAGGGTATGTACTTGATGAATATAATTTCCCAAGCCCTGGCTCAACTGGTGGGCATTTTCACGCACAGTTAGCACAAGACGGTGGTGAATTTTCTGGACCCAGCTCAGGGTATCCTGTACTATTACACGGTAAAGAGACCGTTCTTAATAAAATCCAAGGTGATAAATTAAAACAAAAATTAGAACAGGTTGAAAAGAAATCAGTAGAAACTTCTATTCCTGGATTAGGACCCACAAGCTCGAATAATACTGGTACTTCTAATACAGAAGTAGTAGCAATGCTTAAACAATTCACCAATACAATGGAAAATAAAATGGATAATATGATTGGTGTATTAAGTGATGGTAATGATATCTCGGGTAGAATATTAACTTACTCAATGGCTTAACGCTAAATAGTATATAGACCTATATTATGACATACAAAAAACACTTCACCAGAGTTAATCAATCTGGACAAATGAGCCCGTTAGGTGGCGGTAGCGTTACTGGAGCTTGGAATGGCCCCGGTAGTTCAACCACTAGCAACTACAGTAATCAAGATTTTGGTTATAAAAACTACGGAAGTCGTTTACCTGAAGTGTACACAGGTCACCCAAATCGTATTGAGCGTTATAATCAATATGAAATGATGGATGTTGATGCTGAGATTAATGCTTGTTTAGATATTATCAGTGAATTCAGTACACAAAAGAACGAACACAATAAGACTCCGTTCAGTTTAGAATGGCGTGAAGAGCCTACTCCGCACGAAGTAGATTTATTAAAAACTCAACTACAACAGTGGTGTAAGTTGAATGAAATGGAAACACGTATCTTTAAAATTTTTAGAAATTGCATAAAGTACGGGGATCAGGTTTTTGTACGTGATCCAGAAAACTTTAAGTTATATTGGGTAGATATGACTAAGGTTATTAAAGTTATTGTTAACGAAAGTGAAGGTAAAAAGCCTGAACAATATGTTATTAAAGACTTAAACATTAACTTAGAAAACTTAGTTGTAGCACAGAAAACAAATACAGACTTTGCCGCTAATCCAGCAACTGGTATGGGTGGTACCGGTGGAGGAGGCTCTGGTGGGGGTGGTGGTTATACTGTTCCAAGTATGCCCTACAATACAACCGGTAGTCGTTTTAGTTTAGGATTCAATGAAGCCGCTATTGATTCCAAACACGTTGTTCATTTAAGTTTAACAGAAGGTTTAGACCGGTTCTGGCCATTTGGTCAAAGTATTTTAGAGAATGTCTTTAAAGTTTATAAGCAAAAAGAATTACTAGAAGATGCGGTATTAATCTATCGTGTACAACGTGCACCAGAGCGTAGAGTGTTTAAGATTGACGTTGGTAATATGCCAAGTCATATGGCTATGGCATTTGTTGAACGTATTAAGAATGAGATTCATCAAAGACGTATCCCAAGTACACACGGTGGTGGTAGTATGGTAGATGCTACATATAATCCATTAAGTATGAACGAAGATTATTTCTTCCCAGTAACAGCAGATGGTCGTGGAAGTAGTGTTGACTTACTACCCGGTGGACAGAACTTGGGTGAGATTGATGACTTGCGTTACTTCAACAACAGATTAGCACGTGGTCTACGTGTTCCAAGTAGTTACTTACCTACTGGTCCTGACGACAACGTTACTCCTATGAGTGATGGTCGTGTTGGCACAGCTATGATCCAAGAGTTTCGTTTCAATCAATATTGCGAACGACTACAGAACTATATGATTAGAAAGCTTGATGAAGAATTCAAGTTATTCTTACGTTGGAGAGGACTGAATATTGACAGTGGACTGTTTAACTTAACGTTTAACCCACCACAAAACTTTGCGGCTTATCGTCAAAGTGAGTTAGATACGGCACGTATGGGTTCATTTACAGCAATTGAAGCTTATCCATATATGAGTAAACGCTTTGCTATGGAACGCTTCTTAGGATTAACTGAAGAAGAAATCGCTAAAAACGAGAAAATGTGGCGTGAAGAAAACGACAAAGAAGTTGACATTCAGCCCGAAGGTAGTGATTTGCGAGGTATTGGTGTATCAGTTGGTGATATTGAGACTGATATGCAAGCCGGTGAAGATGCTACTGCCGCAGAAGAAATGCCAATGGATCCTTCATTAGATGCCGCAGGTCAAGTTCCACAGCCAGGAGAAGCTCAGCCAGGACAGAATATGCCAGCGCCAGGTGGCACGGGAATGTAATTTAGATAAATAACTGTATGAAATTATTTGAAATGTTTGATCCAGCAGTAGCAGGTTATCAAGACGTAGGTGCTGATAACAGTAAGCCAAAGTGGAGAGAAAGCCGCAAAACAAAGTTAACATTAAAACAAATTCGCAAATTACGTAAGATGAATGATGTACGTAATTATGAAAAGGTCAATTATCTTAAAAAGATACATCAACAATATGCACCCAAAACAGAAGGTGCACCGACTATATAATGAGTAGTTTAATCAAAAACGTAAAAAAATAGCACTTATTGTGCTATTTTTTTTGATACCCACTAAATAACTCTACAAAGCCATTTACATTCAGGAGACAAACAATGGACAACAAAAAATTTGAACAACTTATTGATTTGATTATCAATGAGAACGAAGAACAAGCACGTGCATTATTTCACGATATCGTGGTTGAGAAAAGCCGCCAGATCTATGAAGAAATGATGGATGATGAAATGGGCGAAGGCGGAATCGGTGGCCAAGTTGGTGATCTAATCCGTGAAATCGATGTTGAAGAACAAGGCATGGCTGAAGCTGAAGATGATGACCTAGAGTTTGATTCTGATGAAGATGAAGTAATTGACATTGAAGCCGGCGAAGATGAAGAAGGTGGCGAAGAAGGTCTAGAAGACCGTGTTGTTGACCTAGAAGATAAATTAGACCAGTTAATGGCCGAGTTTGAAGAAATTATGGGTGCCGACGATTCAGAAGTCGACGGTGATGAAAGTGATGCTGAGTTTGATGACGAAGCAGAAGAAGCCGGCAAAGACTTTACAAAAGATTTAGAAGATGGTAATGATGAAGATCCTATGATGGAAGCTATTACATTGAAGAAAGTTTCTGTAACTCACGGTGACAACGGTGTTCAAAATAAGAGCACAGTAGACGCTAACAGTGGTCAAGCTGGAATGGACAGTAGACCAGTTAAGTTCAGTGGTGCTAGTGAATCAGTTCCAACAGGACCAAAAGGACCAAGCAATGCATATTCTAAAGGTGAATCATCTGTAAAAGATGCTAACAAGTGGAAAAATGCACCAGCACAAAACAATGCAGACTTAACAGCCGCACCTAAGCCAGTCACTAAAGACGAAGCAGGTAAAGTTCGTAGTCCAGTAGCAGAATCACGTAACTCTACAAAGCGTAGAGTTTAATAGGAATCTGAGAGAAAATGGCTTATCTCAAAGAGCACTTGACATTTGACCGCGCCGGAATGGTTGTGGAATCTGTCAGTGAAGGCGACAAGAAGAACCTTTATATGAAGGGCATCTTCATTCAGGGTGGGGTAAAGAACGCTAATGAGCGTGTTTATCCCGTTGCTGAGATTGAAGTCGCTGTACAAACTCTGAATGAGCAAATCACAGAAGGTTACTCAGTATTAGGTGAAGTAGATCACCCAGATGATTTAAAGATTAACTTAGACCGTGTGTCACATATGATAACAAGTATGTGGATGGACGGAGCTAATGGCTTCGGCAAATTAAAGATTTTACCAACTCCAATGGGTGAATTAGTTAAAACTATGTTGGAGAGTGGTGTGAAACTCGGCGTATCAAGTCGTGGAAGCGGAAACGTTGACGACATGAACGGCAAAGTAAGTGACTTTGAAATAGTCACCGTGGATATTGTTGCACAACCTAGCGCACCAAATGCGTATCCTAAAGCAATCTATGAAGGTATGATGAATATGCGTCATGGTCATAAATTGTTGGATATTGCAAAGGACGCAAGAGGCGACAAGAAA